CCGGTGCTGGCATTTTTGGCCGAGCTTTCTACGCCCTGGAGCCCCTCGCCCAGCGTTTTGATCTCGTTGGCGCCAGCAACCTGGGCCGTAATTTTGAGAATCGCGTCGAGATTCACGGCTAGGCCTCCTGTGCGCGAAGAGCAGTGAGCGCGGCATGCTCCATCACCCGCAACCGCTCCACCATGGCCCGGTGGTCAGGCACCTCGTAGAGCTCGAACAGCTTGCCTGGGCCCAGATAGGTATTGAGGTCAAGGCATTCCCGACCGTTCAAGCTGAATTGCCACTGCCCTCGGCAGAACATCATCACGGCGTCCCAGTTAGCGGGGAGCACCGGGTAATCGATGATTTTGGGTTCGGGCATGGCAGGGAGGGCTACACCGAAGGCTTCGGCTGCGGCGATGGCGTCGGGGCTGTAGAGGGCTGCTGTTCGCTTACCGCCGGTTGCCCAGTATTCAGCGGCACCTGTGAGTTTTTTTCTTCGCCTTCGGTATCCAGGCTGTCGATCCACTTGTCGATGATGGCCCGCAACGCTCCCTTGATGCCTAACACTTTGTTGCGCGAGGCTTCGTCAAATGGCACAGGCTTGCCCTGAGGATCGTTGATGTCTCCCCAGCCGCCCAGGATGATGTCGACTATCTCCCGGTCTGTTCTGGGCTTTCTGGTTTTCTCCTCCTCGGTCAGCTCATCTTGCTGCCCGGAAGCTCGCCAGAAATCAACGAATACATCCCTGATTTGCTTTACGTCTAGCCGATTATATAGCGCCGTGAATTTAATTTCAATGGGAGTGCTGGGGCTGTCGCCCGCCACTTTCCAGCTCACCTCGCGCGGGTAGGTGGGAGACAGGTCAAGAACAAAAGTCATGGTGGTGGTGAGTGGGGATCGGGCTAGGGAGTCTGAGCCAGCAGACGCTTAGGTAAATGCAAACGTGTGGCCATCATTGCCCGTAGTGCTGGGCAGCAAAATGCCCGGCACCCTCATCATTACCACCCCGTTATCATTCTCATAGCTAGGGATCAGCGTCTTGGCCCTGGCAGCTGCAAATGCCACGCGGTTGCCGTTGGTGGTGCCGTGGGTGACACTGAGGGCCCCAGTGGTATTAGTAAGCGCAGCTGCAAATGGGTCGAATACCGATTGTAGCGGGGCCCCGTAGACGGCTTCGAACGTCGTGGTCTGCATACCGGTGATCAACACCTCTTTGGCGCCACCTGGCCGGGAGTTATAAATCGTGTCATTTGTCAACGTCACCCGGAAGCTTTGCAGGTCCCCAGCGCTATGGCCGGCAATGTTTATGTTCAGCGTATTGCCCAGGGTGACCGGTAGCGCAAGCGGCGCTGTAGTGGAGAATGTATAAGTAGGCAGCGCAGCTGTGACGGGGCCTGCGTAGATTCCAATGCCCTGGAAGGTAAAGTAGCCCTTATCGTTATTAACCAGCTCAAATGTCACTGAAGAGCCGCGCCAGCCGGTGACGGCGTGGCGGGAGCCGTTGTACCAGATATAGCAAGTGACGCTAGTGCTAGCGGCGCCAATTGTACTAATCTCGGAATAAGTATTAGACGTGGTGGCAACCGTAGTCAGCGCGTGGCGGCTGGCCTGTAGCAGTGGGCCATAGCGCGGCGCAGTACCGGCGACGCCGCTGCCGTTGACCTCAACCTTGAAATTGACCGCGTAATGCTCGCCGACAACCATCTGCCGCTGGCCGCCCATAAACGGCCGCACCAGGCTCTCGGTGATAACTTCCCCGCGCATCTCGGGGATTACCGGCTCAGTGCAAAGAATGGCATCGTTAGCTGTAGGAACAGCATCGACGCCATAGTTGGTCTCCAGCTTGACCAGCGCTAGGTTTTCAACTGCAAAATTAGCCATGATTATTTACCGGGGGCTGGGGTGGAGGGGTTGACCTGAGCTGCGGCAGGCTTGGTAGGCTTGGTAGGCTCGGGAGCCTCCGCGGGCAGCGCAGGCTCTGTGATGAGCGTGCGCTTCCCGGTCGCAGGGTCAAGCAGGTAGCTGCCGCCGTGGCCAGCAGCAAACATTTCATCTCCAGTCAGGCTAGCCACTCCGATCCCCCTAGATAGTTGCGGTCGGGTCGTCGCGCCGGTGGCGGAAACGAACCTCGAACCTCAGCCTAGCGATTCCGATCTCACCCACAGCACGATCCCACTCTATCCCTTCGGGCACAACGTCCCAGGCCAAGCCCCCCAGGGTGCGGGGGCTGGCCATCAGCCGCTGACTGATTTCAACGCGGATCGGATCGGCCAATGTGCTGAGCGGCCGGCCTGAAACGCAGATGTCAACGAAGGCCTTCAGCTGGCAGTCCACCACGGGCACCGTTCTAGCGCTGCTGGTCTCAGCGTCGCAGCCCAGGATCAGGCAGGGGCATTCGTCGCGGCTGGGCGGCTCCTCGCGCTCGCGCCAGATCCGCGTGTCTACCTGCGGCACGCCCTGCAGCAGGGCCTCGACGGCCACCATGATGCGCTCACTGATGCTGCTGGTCATGGCCGGCGGCTATAGGGGTCAGGGTCGAGAGTCCGAGCGCCAGAGCTCAGCGCTTGCGACTGTAGGGGAACGCACGACGCGCGGCGCTGAGTACCAGCTGTAACACGCTGTTGCTCCGCAGCCTGCTGAGGCCAATCAGCTCGCTGGTAACGAACAACGCCAGGCCTGCATACTGCGCATAGTCGCTGGAGATGGTCATGGAGTGCCTCTGTCTGGCTACAGGCTACTGCCAACAGCCGGCCAGCTCACAGGCCGCCATCCCTCAGTCGTTCGTCGTGGCGGTCGGCGACCTGCTCCAGTCGGTTGATCTGGGATTGCTGGTTGCGGATCACCTCAAGGATTTTGGCCTCGAACGAGCCGAGGCCCCTGGCAATTTTGAACAGTGCTGCGGCGCCAGCAGAGGCCACTCCCAGCAACGACAGGCCTAGGGTCGCTAGCGCGATCATTGCATCAACTCCCATGGCCTCAGGCTAGCGAGTCTGAGGCTGACTCACCATCGCCGGGTTCCGGATCGGGCTCGGGCAGTCGAACAATGGTGGCCGTGCCGTCAACACGCAACGTGACAGCCCAGTTGGCCATCAGTTGTAGTCGGTCGGCAGTGCAGCCTGGAGAATGTTTTTCCAGCAACTCGCACAAGTCAGCGGACAGCGCAAGCATTCCAGCCGCTGTAATCCCTAACTCCGCGACCGTTGCCGGTGGATCTGCGCATCGACAGCCTCGCTGTTGTGACGCAAAAAACCTTTGCCGGTTGTGGCGCCAGCAGTGACGCTGACGCCGCCCAACCGGTCGAGTGCCACGCGATCGGCGGCAGCTGATAGCGTGGCCCAGCTCAGAGGCTTGTTTAACTTAGTACGTTGAGACTAGCATTACGTTTTTAGCCACTAACGTAGTAACGTTGACGTATCAACCTTCAATTGGTTCAGGTTTTGGTTGAGGTTCTGGTTGAGGTTCACTGTAAAAAGCCTCAGGCTCAGCACGGGAAGCAAGTAGCGCGGCAACCCTAGCATCATGGCTAGTGGTAGTACCAAACTCGCTGGTGTAGATTTCGCCAACTCCACTAGCGATCAGGCCATTAGCCTGGTCATCGTTATCGAAGACAACCAGCTGAGTGGCCGCGTATTCAATTTCGTCAATAGGGCCGTTGACCAGCAGCCTCAATGTTTTGGCCATGAATCAATTAAGCAAAAAACACCGAACCAACTATAGCACCATCAGGCGCTGCCGTGGCGCTGGAGTCAGCGGCGCCTGTTACGGTGGTAAGCGTAAGGCCGGTAGCAAAACCCGTTAGTCCCCCTTCGTTAAAATGACGACTGATCCCATTAGGAGGGATTGCAATTGGGATAACAACCCCTGCGGTACCGGCTGTGGCCGTTGTTGAATTATATAACTTGGCATATACCCATAAAGTCGTAGTATTTGCCAAGTTCCAGCCAAGTGGTCGTGTTACTCCAACTTTAAGTATTGAGCTTGGGCTTGCCGCCGAAGATATTACCTTGGCGGGCGTGGCACCACCTGTGACGCTAGCACGGTATTGAACACCAACATCGCTGGCAAGTGCCGTACCAGCTAATACAGTAACAGCACCTGTCATTGCTAGTGGAGATCCAAACCCCGACTGCTTCATACCCGCTAGGTATAAAGGGATGTTGGCATTCTCTTCCAGCGATAAAGACAATATAGTCCACGTTGTTCCAGAAGCTGGTGCTGTAGAGCCATTGTAAGCCCACAGATACAAAAATAAATTCGTACTGTCATCTGGCACAATATCTGATCTTAATGCCGATAAATTAAGTACATCCCCTATTCCTGATCGACAGGCTGCAGCGGTTCTGCCGTCTAGCTGAATAGATGCAGAGTGAATATTAGCATAAAGAGGGGCAGTCATTGTTACAGAACCAGTATTCCAACCCCCACGCTGGGCGTCAAGCGTAGCGTTTGCAGTACCAGAGTAAAGCTGCTGCACGTAGCTGTGCCCAAACAAGTCAAGCGTGCCGCTACTGCTAGCTGGCCACGCAGTTACTGTAAAGGTAATAGTATTTGCACCAACACTAGCAATAGGATATCGTCCTGGAATGCCAGCCGCACCAGTAATAGCACCCAACATCATAGACTGACCGACGTTGGCTGACGTGTATGAATGACCAGGAAACGTTACAACTACGTTTGTAGCCGTGCATGTGTAGGCAAGGTTTTCACCAATTCTGTCAGCAAGCAAAACCATTAAGTTACTGTTTGCTATCCTTTGCGACGGTAGCAAGCGCCACCTTAAAGCCACCGTTCCCCTAAATGAGACAGCAGATCTGCAGAGCAGTTCAGCGTTTGTCGCAGTACCTGTGTTGACAAGCAAGTTACCGCTAGCTTGTGATACTACTAATGAAGACGATGATCGTAACACTAACTCTGGTGCCAGTAAATTAGACCCAGTGCTAGAAAAATCTGCTTTCCACTGAGAGCAAGGTGCATGTCGAACCACTGAACCACGATCGGATGATGCGGCTGACGTAGTTTGCACATCTGGCTGACTACTGGCTATCGCAGCCAGCGATATTACCGCCGGGCTGTCACTAGCTAGTGTCACTCGCTGAGTGCTGCCATCTGCGTTACCAACACCACGGGTAACGTTTGGAGCAACCGGTAGGACGGTTCCACTGGACGCCCCTTGCACCGTCAACACATCCGAACTAGGCGCACCGGCAGTACCAAACGCCGGCAGCTTCAGCAGGATCGAGCTGAGGCCTTGCGCGAGCCGCTGCATCCGCCCATTTAGGCCAGCGCTGGCGGTGTCGCTATTTGGAGGGGTTTCATTAGTAGTGCCCAGGCAATTGTTAATAATTTCCTGATTGGTGGCGGTGGCGGCATCAGCCGCCAGAGACGGCGCCACCTGCAGCCGGCCGCCGCTCAGTGTCGCCGGCAGCCTATCCAGCAGCGCCTGATAAAACACCTGCACCAATCCCGCGAGGCCGCTGGCGCCAGTTGGCAGGGTGGGGGCATCTGTGCCGGTGACGCCCAGCCTGCCGTCAATGCTGCCCAGCGCAACATTAGATGCCGCCTGGTTGGTGGCTGTGGATGCATCGGTCGCCAACGACGGTTCAACCTGCAGCCGCGTGCCGGATAGTGTCAGAATTGGCAGCCTCGCAGTCAGCTGCACGTTGGTCAGCGGGCCAGAGACCGGCTGAGTTGTCTGCCAAAAAGTCCCTGAAACCGGCTGAGTTGCTGGCCAGAACGTTCCGCTGACTGGCACTGGCTGAGCCCTCAGCTCAACGTCAGTCAGCGGTCCAGATACGGGCCACCGTCCACCGTCTAGCGGCGGCAATTTGTCGCCGATGCCACCCAGCAGGACATTCCCGGCTGCCTGCAGTGCGCTGGTAGCGCCTATTTCGCTGTCATCAATAACAATTTGCAGCGCATCGCCGCTGTTCATTGCTGTGGTAACGATCTCAAGCGTTAAAATGCCTGTTGTCGCGTTATATGCGCCGCCACGTCCCGACTGTGCGGGCAGATAAAGATAAATCTCATTAGAAGTATTGACAATGCTGACAATCTGTGCCTGATGCGTTGGCCTCGTAGATCCCGCTGCAAACGTCACCGTTCCAGCCGTTGGGCTAAACGTGAACAGCGACGGATCGAGCGGTGGCTTGCGCATTACTGGAACACAGATAGGTAGTAAGAAATGCCCACGTCTTCATGGGCGGGAGGTGGGGTTTCGTTAGTGGGCATCAGGGGCACGATGCACATTGCCCCGTCATCAATTGGACGAGGCTTGTACTCCACCTTGAAGGTGACGCCATCTACCGTAATAATTTGGCCATAAACAAGATTGCCAAATGTGGCAGTTGGTGCCAACAGCGGATATTCAACGTAGGCAAGATCGCCGCCCAGAGCAAATTCACCGGACTGGTCCAGGATGCCGAGGCCCGTCACTGTTCCCGCCACAACCGGCGTGCCGAAGTCAGCGAAAAACAGATCTAGGGCCTCGGTAAATGGCATCAGTCGGGGGCCTTCTCAATTGCCTTGGGCTTGGCGGCTGGGGGGGCTGCCTCAATGGCGCCCAGGGCCAGCAGCGGCGCGGCTGCAGCGCTGCTTAGGGGGATCTCCCCGCCCTCTGGATAGCGGGCCCCGTCGTGGTCAATGGGGCCCGCTAAGACCGTGTAGATGCTGGTGTCTTGTTGGGTCATGGTCAGGCAACAACGTTTGAGAAGAGGTAGCCAACGTCGTTGGCGGCAATGATTTCATTGACGCTTTCACCCACCCGCACCCGCTGAGAACCGCGCAGGCCGATTTTAGGCTCGGGGATGCTGCCGCTCACCCGGTTGCCAAATTCGGCGGTATAGCCAAAGGTGATCACTTTGCCGTTGGTGGTGCTGCCAATAGGGTTTTGATGGAGCAAAGCCATGTGCTTGCCCCATACCCGCACCAGGCTGGCTGTCTGGCCGGGTTTGGCGCTATTGATCCAGGCCTCGCCCACCAGGATGCGATCAAGCTCCAGCAGCTCGGCAACGGCCTGCAGGGTGGCAGGTGCTCCAGCGCCATTACTGGTCAATGTGTTGCCGGTGCTGGAGGGGGCCAGCGCTGCAGTAATTTTGGGGTGAACCTTAAGGCGGCTCCATGCCTGTCGGCCAATGACTCCAATATTGGGAGGCATCAACATGCCATCTCTGGCGGTGTTGATTGCGGTGTACGGATCGGAGTTTGTGAAGTCGCTCCACTGCGATGTACCGCTTAACGTTGCACGGTTGGCGGCTGGGTAGGTAGATGCACTAAAGTACAACGTAGCAACTCTTTGTTCCCTGTCCAGAGCAACCAAATCAGTAAGCCCTTCGACTGCAGCCCCTAATGGGTCAAAGCCTGCCGGTGCTTTTTCGATGTCATCATTAGGCACCAGGTCGTCCAAGCCATAGTCTCTGACAAAGCCAGTTTGATCGCTGCCGCCAAATTGCACTTCGTTGGGCTGGGAGGTGCGGCCAACCATGGTCTCGGGCACCGTAAAGGCTTCGTCTCGATTTCGCAGAAGCCACTTAAATTCTTGACTGCCGACGCCAACGCGAGGCGATACTGCGTCAGCAATATATCTTTTGTTGCTGTACGCAAGTGAAATCCCCGTGCGCTCTTGATCAATAGGAAAGGGAAAATTTTGAAAGGCCATGAATTAGTCAGCAAAGGATTGTTTGATGCTTAAATAGTTCAGCCTTGGAAAGATCCAGGGATCAACAGCACGGGCCCCTTGTCGCCCAGCACACCGGAAGCCAAGGCAATGCCGCAAGTGCGAATGTTCGTGCCGGCTGTCGCTGTTGCGGTAATGGCTCGGCCTACCGAGTCCGAGGTGATCAATGCACCGCGCGTGACATTGCCTCCGAAATCCACGGTGGCAATGCCAGTCAAAACGACGTCAAATCGCTCGCCTGATGCACAGCCAACTTCATCGCTTGCGCCCACAATAGAATCGCCAGCAGCAGCCGCTGGAATCATGGTGCGATCGTCGGTGCCAAATTTGATCAAGCGATTGGCTGCAATTGCAGCGCCAGCTAGAAATGCTTTTTTCAGTCCTGCGTTGCGCAAGCTCATGGGAATTGTCTCGTTAAGGATTTAGTCGGAGTGGTAAATCAGACTTGAGCAAACTCTTGCTTGGCTTTGGCCACCGCAGCAGTTGCGGATAGCGCTCGGCCCTGGGCCTGGGCCTCGGCGATCAGCTCCTTAGCTCGACCT